CCGTCTCCAGAAGACGAATCATCTTCTTCCTCGTCACCGCTTCCCGAACCACCGCTTCCGCCTTTGCCGTCTTTATCACCCAGAGAAAATCTGTAGTATTCTTCGGGGTCCATGCCCAAAGTCGGTCGGGAAGGGGACAAACCGAATCTGTTCTGAGGAGTAGGCTCTTCCGCTAAACCGGGATGCTTGGCCAAAAAAGCATCTCTTTCGGCTTCGGACATGGGACCTTTGACTTTAGCCTGCCTCTTCGCCTCGATGAGGATGGCGTAGATCTCATCAGTCGTACTTGTCTCTTTGCCGCGGAAATCGAACAGACCGTCAAGAATACACATACGGGGGAGATCAATACCCTCTTGCACGCGCCGGTAAGGGTCTTTGTAGTTGTGGGTGTAGGTCAAAATGTCCCTGTTGTTGATGATGTCTGCGGCGAAGTTGAGGACGCGGAAGTCAGACGCAAAAGCAGACGCGCGCTGAATGTGCCTGTGGACGATGTGCAGCAGCTCATGCACAACAACGCCAAGCCGCTCTTCTTCAGTCATGAGGTCGAAAAATATAGGGTTCGCTAAAAACTCAAACTTCACCGAACTTTTATCGCTTGATTTTTTGACCCGAACAGCAGCTGTAGTCGTGCCGTTCTTTGTGAACCCTGCCGTGTAAGTAGCAATCTGACTGATGAAATAGAAATAAAACCTGTTTCGGTTGTACAGCAGAACCAAACTATCACTCAGCTGCCGCTGCAGCTGAACGATTAGTTTCTTTCTCTGCGCTTCAGTGAGCTGAGACTCAACCGAAGCGATGTGCTCAGCGATACTCATTTGATTCAGGCCTCAGCGGTAGTAGCTGCGACGAACTGGAACCCGAAAGCGAGGATTTTGCTGAGCGAGGTCGAATCCAGCTAAGGTGCGAAGATCTTTCATCTGCTCGACGACGCTGGGCTCGGTCCAGATGCTGGGGTCAGCATTGGTCGCAAATCGCTTGATGACACCGAGAGCTAGCACGTTTTGGCCCTTGTCCAGCGTAAACGCTTGGGCAAAAGGAGCAACAGGCACCTCGTGATCCACGCTGTGGGCGTCAACAAGCTGGCGGAACAAAGGTGTCAGGCTCTCCTTCGGGAAATGAGGGTAGAGCAGGAAGCGCAAAAGATTTTCTTGCTGAACACGAAGAGCTGAATCAGAGTTGTTGCGCCGAGCACGGGAATTGTTCCGAGCAACATTGGGCATAACGTAAGGGATGAACCTCGTAGCGAGGTACTCGTTGAACCGAACAGTGTCCGGCATACCCGTGTCTTTGGCCAAGATATTCTTCATGTTCTCCAGCAGAGGGACGATGTCGTTAGAGGAGAGAAGCACTTCAGGCTCGGGCAGCTCGTCTGCTTTGAGCTCTCTCGCGTAGGCTACGAACTTTTCAGCGGGCGCTTCGTCCAGCAGACCAAAAGCGTACTGCTTGACCAGCGTAAGCTCTTTGGACCAGTCAGGGATAGAACGAAGCTGCTCGAAGAGCATATCGACCGTTCTTGGAGTGGTCCGAGGATACTTGCTCCCTGTTCCGAGGAAGTCTTTACCCTCCGTGATCATCCACCCAACCGCACGGGGATCAACGTTCGGCTCGTCCTTGTCCTTCTTCTTGGACGTGGCCCAGTTCTTCCAGACGTCGATGTCGAAGATCATCTCGACGTGCATCATGCGGGTCAGCATCGCAGGGTCGAGCTCAGAGACGTCGTACTCGCCGCCCTCTGACGGGTTTGCAGTAGCGACAATCATCCAGCCGTCCTTAAGCTTCCACCCCGCGAGACCCCTGTCCTGGAAAAGCTGCATCATCGCCTTGAGGAGACGAGAATCAGCGCGGTTGAAGTCGTCAATCAAGAGGATGCCTGGGCCCTCGACATCAGGGACCCACTCGGGCTTAGCGTACTTCGTGCGGCCGCCTTCCTTGTAGGGCAGACCCAGCAGATCACCCGGGTCTTCGAACTGAGCTGGCGCGATGTAAGCGATCTTGCCTGTGTCAGCGTAGACGCCAGTCCCCTTCATGTCAGGATCGTTCTTCACGAGCGACCGGACAAGAGTGGTCTTGCCCAGACCGTGGCTTCCCCAGATGCAGATGGGAAGAGGAGAACCACCACTTTCCGAGATCTTCTTGTTGATGTCGACGGCCCTCTTGAGCAGAACAGAAATCTGCTCCGAGTTCAGCTGAAGACCGTGCTGACCCGCACCCGTGGCGCTCTTGACGTCCATCGGATTGTGGCGACCGCGTCTGCCGTGAATGTGGCGAAGAACGGAAGGCGGCGCGCCCTTAAGGCCTTGCAGCGGAGCGTACACGTCGCCCGAGGGGTTCGACCGAATTCGAACGGCACCGGGCACCGCGTAGTCACGAGCAAGCTCGACTGCCGGGTTCATTCTGGCGAAGTTCTTGGTGCGCATGAAAAGTCTCCGAAAGAAGTCGGGATGTCTATATCACACAGGAACAGAGAAGAGCGAGTGCGTAGCACTGGGTTGGAGCCGAAGGCAAGTGCTACAAGGCTAAGAACCGCTATTCTGCGCTACGTAACCCGGAAGAGAGGTCACCGAGAAGCAGATGAGAGAGAAAAGTAGATTTTACGCCGACTACGTTCCGCCTGATTCATTCTCCGACAAAGAGTGGTTCGAGCCGCTCAGAACAGGCGTTCGATGGTTCTACCACGCACCTCGACGCCAGCCAAAGACCGTGGCCAAGGAAGTAACCACAACGATAGACCGCCCTCTCATTCCGTTGCTCGAAGCCGCTACGAGCAAAGGTTTGCGTACGTTGCCTTCTTGCGCAGGGCATGAGTACGACGCGAACTACGTAAAGAGACTTCAAAAACAGCTTATCGAAGACCAGAGCCGCGTCAGCACAACAGGGTTGATGCTGCGGAACACAGAGACGGGGGAACATGTTCTGTGGCGAGATCCCTCCTACGAGGTAGCACTCCATTCGTTGCGCGACATCGACAAAAAACTAAAAGAACAGCACAATCACGGCTACATAGGCATTCAAGGCGATCCTGCCAGACTGACGAAATGGGAAGCAGCCATGAGACATATCCCGCATACTCAAGTAGACAGAAGAGGTAGTAGCCTCAACATCCGTGTTACATCACCGAACAGGAAGACGCAACAAACAGCCTGGGCCCAAATCGCGCACGCCGCTCGCGTCAATCCTCAGGATTACACTGACCCCGAACAGAATAAACGCATTATCGAAAGATGGTTATCGTCTGCTCCCTCTGATTGGAGACGTCAATTCGAATCCGGGGTTGCAGACCTGCGCGCAACGGGTCAAGCCTCAGGGTCGCTGAGCCTCAACCTCACCAACGCGCTCAAGGTCTTAGGAATCACAGCAGGGGGCAACAGGTCCAACGATACAGCTTCAGGAGGCAACAAAGTGCCTCCTGCTGTGCGCGAAGAAGCCATGCACGGTCTGGCTCTGTCTCACGCCAACAACTACGGCGCGTGGAACTTCATCGGGATCGCACGAGCTATCCAGTTGGCCACCCAGCCAGGGGTATCGAGCACAACGATGGGTCGCATGAGGAACTACTTTTCTCGGCACCGCAAGGACAAGCGAAGCAGCGGTTTTGGCGACGACAGAAGTCCCAGCAGAGGCTACATGGCATGGCTGAATTGGGGTGGAGACGCAGGTCAAGCTTGGGTTAGCGGAAGTTCTGCGCGGAACAACCCCATGAACGAGAGAGAGCAGATCAAATTCTTTTGCACTGTTTTGGGTTTGATTTACGGCATAGCGGGGGGATGGGGGTCAGGAGGTTACAGAACATACGGGTACCCGTCACAGTTGCTCCACCAAAACATCGGCAGATGGCATGCAACATTTCCTCCTTCAGAGCAACAAACAAAAAATGAGATAGAGCATTTTGCGTACTTCCTCACTACGAACAGACCCTTTGCGTCTCAGGCAAGACAATCCATTTATAGCGAAAAAGTGCCTCTGACAGAAGAAGAGGCAAACAACATGGTTTACCGCTTGCTGAGCATAGCCAAAGAAAATTTCAACCTTTTGTCTTATGAAGCGCTGGAAGGTTTACAGTACGAAGAGTCAGAGACGAACGAAGACTATTATGGTTCCGTGGAAAGAGACTTGTTTTCTATGGTAAAGGGTACTGAATTCGAAAAGTATTGGTTCAAGCGCCCTCCTTCTGTCCAAGAGGAAGTGCAAAAGTACGAAATACACAGAAAGGCGAGCGAGCAGATCGCAAACGCAGAAGCGCTGAGAGAAGCGAAAAGAAGAGAAGACGAAAGATGGAGCAGGGTACAAATAGAATACCCTAAGGGGCCTACTGTTCCGGCGGGCAGAGCAGATACGCTCGAGCGGTTGAGGCGGGAAAAAGCAGGAGAACCAGACCCCTACATGAAGCCCGGAAAGTACGGTGTCTGGGCTCACGTGTTCAACTTCAAAGACAAGATTCCGCGAAGTGTGTCGCAATGGAAGCACTTCTTGCGGATGAAGCGAGAACTGGCCGTATCAGACTTGGAGGAGTCGAAAACTATCTTCTTGCGGCATGGTGACGATAGGAACAAAGCTGTAGGCATCTTCGAGGGAACAACGAGACTTCAAGCAGAAGGAGATGTGTGGTCATACCAAGATTCAAGCGGCATGAGAATAGCAAGCACTGAGCCTCAAGCTGGCTTCACGCCGACAGAAGGCAAGGTGGAAGCGTGGACAGAATCATTTTTGTCGCCCGCCAACGCGAAGATGAAAGTTCTGGTGATATACAGGACTCACCCCTACTACCAAGAGATCAAAAATTCACTCGATGCTTTGGGCATCCCCGTCATCGACGCAGTTCCTTCCGACAAGTCTGTGCTTTACCAGCAGTACGACGAAGAAGACAAAGACGATGACGACGAATACTATGATTACGTTCCTCCCGTGCGGAAGCAGAAGCGAAATCCGGACGGAACTGATCCGCAAGGTCGTCTAATCCCCGAAAAGTACTTGGCGGGACTGCCGCCTGAGCTCAGAGCGAAAAGAGAAAGAGAGCTCGGCGAGAGCCGCGATGCTTATTGGAGAGGGGATTTCACCCCTCCGGAGACAGACAGAATCGCGCGCTCGATGGGACTCGTCAAACTGTCCCCCTACAGAAAGGAAGCGATGAAGAGGGGTTTCGACGTCTCTCAATCGAATGACGACCTTAGCGTAGTCGCAGAGAAGGCGCTCAAGCACTACACGGGGCGTAAGCCGTCGGCCGCAGACGTACAGACATTGACGGAAGCGCTGAAACAGGTATACAGAAAAGGTCTTGCCGCTTGGGCCTCGGGCGGACACAGACCAGGCGCTTCGCAAAAGAGTTGGGCTGATGCTCGCATCGCTTCAGTACTTACTGGCGGACGAGCTGCTTTTACCGCAGACAAGAAAGAATACGCTGTGCTTCAAAGGCTAATCAACAAGAGGAAATGACAATGGCGAGTGGCATCTACTTCCAAGACTGGATCGAGAAGCACCACCTTCGCGCGAACCCGAGCACGCTATACGTGTTCGGGGACAACATGGAGGAGAGAGGCTTTGGCGGTCAGGCGAGGGAGATGCGAGGCGAAAAGAACGCAGTAGGGATCCCAACAAAGTGGTCTCCTAGCATGAAAGCAGATGCTTTCTTCTCCGACGAAGACTTCGAAAGCGTGAAAGACCGCATCGACGCAAGGATTGCTGAGATTGAAGCTCATCTCGAGAAAAACGGAAGAGTGATCTTGCCTCGTCGTGGTCTGGGGAACGGGCTGTCCGAACTGGATACCCGCGCGCCCATGATTCACGCTTACATCCAAGAAAAACTACAGCACTTGATCACCAAGTACCCGGGTAAGTAAAATACAATGAAGCACGCAGCCGGCGTCATCGTCGTAACAAACAGCAAGAAGGTACTGCTGCTCAAGCGAGGGCCGACTGCGCCTTGGATGCCCAACAAATGGGGCTTGCCTGGCGGGAAAGTGGAAGAAGGAGAAAGTTCAGTCGAAGCAGCTTCACGAGAGCTTCAAGAAGAAGCCGGGTTGATCGTGAACCCGAGTCACTTGAAGTTTTTGACGGCAAAGACTGAAGGTAACGTCTTCTTCATCTACTTCGTGGCACACGAAGGTAACGTACATGCTCCTCACAGCGGGTGCGTGAAGCTAAACTACGAGCACACTCAAGCTGTTTTCGTGTCTGAAGACGAACTCAGCAAGTACGACCTCGTTCCCAGAACGAAAGAAGTCATCTCGGAGGCACTCATGGCCCGCAACAGAGACAACCCTCAGTACCGCGAAGGCCGCGACCGGACGGGCCGCGTCTGCCTGCAGTTCTTCAACGACGACGGCTCCCCTTACATGACCGAGCTTGGCCACAAGTTCTGCTACTCGCCCGAAAAAGCCGAAGAGATCTTGCGCAAGCTCAACAAGAAAGACGCTAAAAAGCCGGGCGCTCCTCCGCGTCAAGAGAGTGCTCCCCCTCCGCGCCAAGAGAGTGCTCCCCCTCCGCGCCAAGAGAGTGCTCCCCCTCCGCGCCAGTCTCGTCATCACTCCTCACGCACAGTAGATCCCTGGGAGTACGGGCCTCCTCCTTCCTGGCAAGACGACGCTCCGCCTTTCGAGGAGACTTACTACGGCTTTGAAGAGGAAGAAGTGCCTGAAGACTACACGAGAGCTCGTGCCTCCTCTCGCCAAACATCTCACGAGAGGGACGACGACGATGTGATCGGGGGCATCGGGTAGGGTGAAAAAGCTCAACACGAGAGCTCAGCCAGAGGCAGAAAAAGCTCTGGTGGAGTACGCTGCGGGCTGCCGAAAAGCTGCGCAAAATAACGAAAATAATCCGCCCATGGCAGATTTTTTTCGGAAAGCAAATGTGGGATGGATGATTCAATCCCTCATTGCCCTTTCAGGGCAGAACTACTCCACAGGATTGAACCTGAGCGGCGGTGACTTTAGCGGCGTAAACTTCATGGGCTCTGTGTTTCCTGAAGCTGACTTTAGCAATGCGATTTTGCGCGGAACCGATATGGAATATACTGATTTGGAGAGTTGCGACTTCACAAACGCCTACATGGCAGAAACACAACTGAAATGGGCTTACCTGAAAGAGACAAAGGGTATCTCTTTCATAGAAAGGAAGGGATGGAAAGAAGTATCTATCATTGCAGTACCCGACGGTCCCGAAAGAATAGCAATAAAGATGCTACGCTTGCGGTTAAAGAGATAAAGCTACTTTTTCATGTCGTTGATCGCGGCCACAACAGAAAATGAGACATTACCCAGCTTGGCCAAGGAAACCAGTTTTAGCTTCTCTCTGTCGAAAAGAACATAGGTAAACCCTGATTTCGATAGACTTGATGGCGCCCCAAAGACGATGAAGTCGTCATTTACGCGGCGCATCTTGAACCCGAGCCCCGCCATGGTCCACAAGAACACCATCTGGACGGGCGCGAGTTTGCTGAACCGAACGCAACTACCGTCCTCTCGAACGAAAGCGAACGGGTAGATATTGAACGAGCAGTCGATCAGCTTCAAGTTATTTTCAGTGAGCTGGTTGCAGTCGATCAAAGACGACAAGAAAGCATTGCCTTCAAATTGGCATTGCTCCAAGCGGAGCTTGTCATACATGCACAAGCTGAAAAAGCTATCGTAGAACAAGCACTCAGCGAATGTGCAGTTCTGAAAAGTACATCCGTCGAAGAAAGTATCGCGGAAATCACACTTAACGAAAGTGCAGTTCGTGAAGGTGGCGCCAACGAAGGCCGATTTAGAGAAGCTCAGTGAGTTCCAGCGACACTGAAAGAACTTCACCGAGGAGAAGCGTTTCGCCTCGATGGGGGCAATGCTGTTCCCCTCGACAAAGCTCGAGCTCAGAAAAGCGACTTGTTCTGTAGAAGCAGGGTTCAAGGTATTTCCTGTCACCCAGCGAAGACGATCAACTTCTTCGCCGCTCGAGTGACGGCAGTGTATAACCATCTGCGCATGCTTTCGGAAGAGGCAGGATTCTCCCAAGCTTTGTGGAACGCGTACCCCGCGAGAAGTGCGACATAATTCCATTGAGACCCTTGGCTCTTGTGCACCGTAAGACACTGCCCGTAATCGACGAAGAGCAAGTCTGCGGCGAGCATTCCTGTCTTCGCGTAGATCTCTTCGACTGCATCAGGCACTGCGAAAATCTTAGCCATCTCGTCGTACTGAGCGAGCGTCTTCTTCGCTTTCTTGTCCCTGAGGCCAGCCGACTCTGCCACGTTGCGGTCTGCTGTGCCAGCTTTCGCGAGGATGTCGTAATACTCAGTGTCAACAGGCTTCACGCCATATGCTTTGTTTTCATCAGATTTCGCAATGGACTTGACGTATGAGATCCAAGACCCCAATGGCGCCTGGAAGTCGAATTGAATGTTGTTCTGCGCGGACTGCCGCTCCTGCGGCGACGTCTGACCGTAAAGAGAGTTGGCCGTGAGCACCCACTCAGGCGAATCGATAAACTGCACCCATGTGGTTGCTTGTCCTTCTACAACAGGGCCTCGGAAAGAAGCATTGACGACGAGCACTTCTCCGTTCATTCGGCCGTAGCCACGGTTGTTGCGCAAAACCAGAAGTCTGTCGGACCGCACGGCTGCCACAGATTCCGCGTAGCTCTTTTCGTCGAGACCCAACAACTTTCTCGCTTCCCTGTTGACGTCCGCGCACTCTTTGTTCGTGAAAGCCAAAACAGTAGCATCCTGTCGGTTTTTTCGCATGTCCGCGATCCACTTGGCCGCGTCAAGTGCTCTTCCTCGCCGCACCACGAGATCAGATGAACCCGAAAAACCCGGATCAAGTGCAAAGGGAGAATGAGCGTTCTTGCCCAGGCGTACCCGCGTCGCCAGGTTGATGATGGGGCTGCCTGCAGCTTGCCTGTGAATCTGAGTGAGGTTCTGCGTCGGAGAAGCCAAGTCGGGACCCCAGATTTGGCCCGGGTACTTGCTCTTCTCTTCTGCCGACAAAACAGGCTCGAGCTGTTCCCGGTCACCGACAAACAAGATCGGAGTGGTGACGGGAGTGGCTTCGAGCAAGTCATCGTAGATCTGAGGCCCGATCATGGAGGATTCGTCCACGATCAAGAGAGGACGCGGGCCTTGGGTGACTGCTGCCTTCTCTCTGTCCGCTTTCGCGAAGCCGAGCTTTGTTTCGAATGTACTGGTAGCGGGATAGCGAGCTGAGCAAGAGGGGCACTTGTAGCCTCCCGCCTGCTTCGCCTCTTTCTGCGAGACGCCCAGCTCTTGTGAGAACTTGTTGCACTTCGGGCAGCGCCCCAGCTCTGTCGGAGCGCCATAGATGACCTGATGCAGCGTCTGGGCTTCTTGGCCTACCGATTCGGCCAAGCGGACAGCAGCTTTTCCTGTAGGAGCTGCATACGAGAAGATAGCAGCATCCCCGAGCTGTTTCACGAGAGCATCTACAATCGTGGTCTTGCCTGTGCCTGCCGGGCCCGTCAGGACCAGCGCCAAGTGCTCTTTCGGAGCTTTGTTTTCGAAGTGCGCTAAAATGAGATTTTTGATGTCTTCTACGGCAGAAGCTTGGTCAGGAGACAGGACTCGCTCAGGGTTTCGCCGGGAAGGCGCGTAAGGAACGAGAATGAAGTTAGCTGTAAATGTGTTTTGGTGACGCACAGAACACCTCGCAAACCGCTGTAGCACTACAAACAGCAGTAGTCACTGGCGTTGTTCGTGCCCCCGCTGTAATGTGTGCTACGGCGCTAAACAGCAAATAGAGGTGTCTTGTGGCTGTGATGTCATTTGAGAGCGGCAAAACGTCTGTTCGCCCTTACCAGACAGGGCTATTTTTCACTGTAGCTCCGATTAAGTCGAGCTATATGTCTGACGGCAAAGTTTTTGAAACCACAAGACCCTTTACGTCTGCGGAGAAAGCGCAAAAGCAAGCAGAAGTCGCCCTTGCGGCTACTCAATTTACGCAGAAGGTTTACGAAGCCGTCTCTGAATACATCAGAACCTACACTTCTTCTACGAAGCTGACGGCGAGCTGGAACAGCCTGCCGAATATGTCAGATTGGCTACGCAAAAAGCTCTACACAGGAGTCGCTTACACAGCAGCGCCTACCGTATTCGAAAAAAGCCCTCCTGCGAGTGGTTACGTTTTCAACGTTCTCGGCGATGTCTCTATTCCGGTCTTTGCACAGAAAGTTTGCTCGATGTATGCAGTATCACCAAGGCCGATCAACAAAGATCTTGTCGGCCTCCAGCTGAGGCAGCAGCTAAACCCTCACGCTTCGTTCAATGTGTCGTCTACACTGCAAAATCCCTCAACAGGAAGATGGGAGTACTACAGCAACTCTGGGAAAGAGAATTTCTATTACTACTCTTTTGGCGGCAGAGATGTGGTTGTAGGATACAGCGTTGCTGATTCCATCACGAACGTGCTCATTCCGAAGTTTACCAAGACTGTGATCGTCAACGGCGGCCTCGACGCGAAATCTGCAGATTATTGGATCCAAGCTCTTGTCCGCGTCAGAGGCGGAACTTCAATCAATGACTTCCTCGTGAAGCTGATGCAGTCTGAGCCTACGGACGCTGAGTACATCACAATGAAGCAGATTGTCGACAGTCTCCGCGCCACGAACGCGCCCGAACTGGTCGGCGTTCAGGCGTCTTCTGGCACAACAAGCGCAACACTGCCTCGCTTCGCGCCATCGTCTGGAACCAGCGCCCCTGCCCCGGCTCCGGCTCCGGCTCCGGCTCCGGCTCCGGCTCCGGCTCCGGCTCCGGCTCCGGCTCCGGCTCCGGCTCCGGCTCCGGCCCCTGACACTTCACAGGACGTCACTCCCGTGCAAGGCAGAACTGTCAACGTGACCTTTGTGGAGCCTGTTCCGTCAGCCCAAGCAGTCGTTCCGACACTTCCTCCGGCTCAAGCTGTTGTTCCGGAACTTCCCGTCGCTCAAGCAGTTCCGGCTGACGTTCTGGTGCCAGAAGACGAAGACGAGTACGAGTACGAAGAGGAAGAACCCGAAAAGAAGAGCAGCAACACGCCCCTGATGGCAGCAGCAGCTGTTGCAGTTGGCGCAGCTCTGTGGTTCTTGTCAAAGCGTTCCTGAACCTGCGCCAACAGCCCGAGGCTTCCGTGACCAAACCTCAGAACTTCCGCGAAAGAAGCTTCGCTGTATTCCAGCCGTCGATTTATTCGGCTGGAGTTGAAGGCTACCCTGTATACAGTACAAGAGGAAACTACGGATTTTTTACTGCCATGAATGTTTTGTCTAAGCTATCTGCCTTGTCTTCTGCTGCGGTTGCCGGAAAGACTCAAATCGAGCCGAACACAGAAATTTGGTACAGTCACGCAATAGACATGGCAGATCCTTGGTTGTGGAATTCGTACGCTGGCCCCCTAAAAAACATCAACCAGTTGTCGGCGAAGGCTGAAATGGAAAGGCCCTCAGCCACAGAAGCAGGAGCTCGCCTGAAGTCAGCATATTGGTTGGGCGTTGCAGGAAGAGCTTGTTCCAGCGATAGCCAAGGTCGGGAGAGACTCCTCGACATGGGGTCCAAGTGGGCGAAGCAGGGTAAAACAGAAGGATTGACAGAAGGCGCAATCAACAGAACGAATCAGACAAAAGACATCTATTCAGCAGCACTCAACGCTGTGCGTCAGTACGCCTCTGACGAAGACCCTGAAGCGAGAGCCAATTCTGTTTTCGCCTCCGTCCAAGGCATTCTATCTCGTGGAGCTTCCGACGAAGGGCAGGCGATGGCGGCAGCTGATGTCAAGGCGGAGCAGTCAGAAAATGAAAAGACAGAGGCGAATGAGCCGCCTCCGCCCAAGTGCGAAGATACTTTCCCAGGGAACTTGCTTCCGAACTACTGCACTTCTGTGCGGATTTGGAAGGGCATCGGTATCGCAACGGGCGTTGTGGTGGGTCTTGTCGCCCTTCGCGTGGTAGTGAAACAAGTAAAGAAGACTGCCAAAACAGTCAGAGGAGAAGACTGAGAACCATGGCGTACAATCCGTACAAGTCGATGACTTCGCTTCGTGGTGAGATGACAGACGAGGAGAAACTCGCTGTCGCGATCCGAAAAGCATCACCTGTCATCGAAAAGATGCTGAAATCGAAAAAGCCCTTAGAGCGGGCAGCAGCCGAAGAACTCAAGAAGCACTTGGCCGCGAATCCGGACAAGCTGTGTCAATACGTTGACAACGGCTTAGAGGTCGACAGCGCGCAAAGCAAGATGGCACAAGACCAACAGTTCAAGCTCAGCGTTCTTCGCAAGATGAAGAACGTGTGGGACACAGCCCGGAGTGCAAGATGAGTGATCTGTCTGTCGCGCTGCACAAGTTGCTGCGTTCCCTCGTCAGCATCAAGATGAGGGGCTGGGTTCTCCACTGGAACGCGGCCGGGCAAAACTCCTATGGGGATCACCTCCTCTACGAGAGAATCTACGACAAGATCGACAAGTCGATTGACGCCCTCGGTGAGCGCATCGTGGCTTACACGGGAGCAGTTGATCCGCAAGCTATGTCTGCCGACATGACAACTTCTGTGTCGCTGCACAAGCTCATCAAGCAGGCGCAGCAGCTGAGCGACAACTGCGTATCACTCCTCCCGACAGCGAACACAGAGAGCACGACGGGTCTCGAGAACTACTTGAACGACCTCAACGATCGCCTCGACACCTTCGCCTACCTGCTTAAGCAACGGGGTGTGTGATGTACTACATCGAGGAAGAAGTAGAAGAGGCGAAGGAAAACCCTTCTGCTGTTCACGTCTTGCTCGGAGTGGCCGTGCTGTTGGGTGTGAGCGGCTTGGTTTACGCCTACAGTCAAGGGTATTTCGACCCAGCCGACGGTAGTGCAGAAGCAACCAAAGACAGGGCCTTAGCTCTGGCGAAAAAACGTTTGGCCGAGCTGGGTGTGTCTCAGGCAGACATCAACTTGGCGAAGACTGCTTCTTACCGAGTTCTCGCCGCACCTGAAACTGTTGAGTCTGAAGAGCTCGGCGCCATCAACGCGAAGCCAGGAGACATGATCTTCGAGCTTGCGATTACAAAGGGCAAGACCAAGCATACGACGTTCTTCCTTGTGAGATCTGACTATTCTACCGCTATCGTATTGGCGGACTGAGCATGTTCTCGCTCAGCGATCTCACAGTCTCTGCGACCGCGAGTTCGCGAGGGTTGTCGAATGAGCCGGCAACCGATGCGCACAGAAACAATCTGAACTTGATGGTTGATTTTTTAGCGAAGATCCCGCACTCATTTCGCATCAACTCTGTATACAGATCACCCACAGTGAACGCAGCCGTAGGGGGCGCGAAATCAAGCCAGCACATGCAGGGGCTCGCGATTGACCTCAGTCCGAACACCATGTCGAACAAAGAGTTCGCGACTTGGTTGTGGCAGTACCAAGAGTCATTCCCCGAACTCGATCAAGTGATCTGGTACACGGACACAAGTCACGTCCACGTCGGAATCTGCCCGACTGGGGCTGTAGGTTGTGTAAGCGGAGCCCCCAGAAAAGCTTTTTACACAGCAAAGAAAGAGGGCAGCAACTACACGCGCTGGATACCGGAAGATGCAACCATCCTGCCTGTGTTGCAGACCTACGCCGAAGTTCACCCGCTGCGGACGCTCGGGATTGTCTTTGCGGGAGTGTCTACTGTAGTCGGTGTCGTGTTCTTGGCGTTAAGGAGAAGACGCAAGAAGAAGGACAGAGCATGAGCGTCTCACAGAACGGCTGGCCCGCCGCAAAGGACCGAGCTGCTATCGACGTCATCCCGTTTTCGGTGGTTCTTTCTTCTGGCGTAAAAACAGTCTACTTTGCTCGCTCTGCGGGCCCGAGTCTTGTCGAAGTGGCTGAATGGTGGGACAAGAACATCGAGCCCGTGACTGAGATCGGAGGCCACAACTTCCGCGAAATCAAAGGCAAAGAAGGCACCGGGAAGCTCAGCAATCACTCGTCTGGCACGGCGGTCGATATCAACTGGAGCAAGCACCCGTTCGGGGCTTCAGGAACTGTCACGCCCGAGCAAGCTCAAGCCATTCGCGCGAAAGTAGGCCCCATGGGGCTGAGGTGGGGCGGAGACTACAAGAAGACGAAAGATGAACATCACGTCGAAGTGAACTTCAACCCGACGTTGTTCAACAACTTGGTCATCTACAACGCGGAAGCAGCGGCCGCGCTCAACGCTGCTTCTGACTTCATCCCAATCGACGCGCTGCCTGCTGCAATCGGCGCAGGGACAGCGGCCGGGATCGTGGGTGGCATCGCGGCCTACAAATTCTCGAGCAAAGACAACAAGAAGAGAGCTGCTGTCGCGTTTTTGGGGGCAGGCACTGTTGTCGGCTTGATCGTTATGGCGGTGCAAGCAGCAGGCAAGGAAGAAGGTGATTGACGCTGTAGCACTTGGTTGATCCGACCTTGTTCGTACTGAGCAAAGACCAGTGCTATTACGGTTCCTGCAAGCCGCAAGGGGCCTTGATGGAACGCATAGACACAAAGACACTTCTTATGCTCGTGAGCATGGGGGTGAACTTTACCGGAGTCATCGGGACTTGGGCTGTGATGCAATACAGGCTCGATGATCTCGAAGAAGCTGTCTCGACCTTGGAGAAGAGGGTCTCTGCAACAGAAGCGGCGAACATCGAGCAGATCGAGCGAGTCAAGTGCCTGATCTGCGAAGCAAACGACATCCGTTGTCCGGGGTGCGGCCGTGACTGAGATGGCAAAAGAGCTGGTCAACTTTCCTCTGCCGTGGTTTGTTCTTCCTGCGTTGTGGCTGCTGATGCTGCTGCACATGGTGACGCAGATTGAGACGAAGCAAGAGCGCATAGAAGAGCTGACAGTCAGAGTAGCTACTATGCAGACCGAGCATACAGAATCTGAAGCAGCGGCCTGGGCAGAGGTTCAAGAAGTTCTGATCGAAGTCGAGAAAAAGAAAGCTGTCGAAAGCCGGGCGGACTGAGCTATGCGAATCTACGCAAACATGTACCTTCTCTCGAATTGTCCGGCTGAGTATATGCTGAAGTGGGTCGGCTGCGTGTGCATCAAACCTGTTCACTCTTTGCACACGAAAGGCACTTTGTTCGACGTCGGTATTGTTTGCAGTCAGTTCAAGAACGGCGAGTATGGCTTTCACATCCACGAAGTCGGCAACTTGGCTCCCGAAAAGAACAATAAAGGTCAGTTTACTTCTGGACTTGCCGCGAAAGATCACTACGATCCCTACAACACCAAGAGCCATCAAGGCCCTTTCGGGAAAGGTCATGTAGGCGACTTGCCGAGGCTGCACTTCAACAAAAATGGTGTTTGTTTGCAGACAGTCGCAGCGAACAGAGTTGTGCCCGCAGACATTATCGGAAGATCCTTGATCATCCACGGCGGCTACGATAACTATTCAGACACGCCCGAAGTCAATGGCGGCTCTGGGGGCCGAGTGCTCGGAGGCGTGATCAAAGCGGAGAATGATTAAGCATGAGCGCGACTTGCCCTATTTCTGGAAAGCCTGTAGCGGTTCGCAACCCTGAGTTGTACGGCGTTCTCTCTCAATCAGGGGAACCAGTTCATTTTTGCTGTCCTTCACACAAGACAAAGTACATCGCGGAAAATCCCCGCAGCAGAGAAGTGATGTTCGTGCGTGGTAACCCCATCGTTCAGCCGTCAAGCGACATTCAGGCCTGGGTGAACGTTGAAGAGCAAGACGACACCCGGTCGAACACAAGAGCATTTGCGACCGTGTACATCTGGGACAACTCTGTCGGCTCTGCGGCAGAGAAGCTCGTGGCTTCAATGGTCGCTTTCTTGAGCAACAACTCAGGCAAGTGGGTTGTGCTGAGCGCGGTGGCGGCCAAGGGCTACGGCCCTCTCCTGTACGACGTCATGTCGACTTACCTTGACGAAAGTCTCTACCCCAGCAGAGCGAGAAGCAAGCGCGCCCATGCTTTCTGGGCGAAGCAGAAGGACGAGAAGATCGATCCTCTGTCTCGGGAAGAGTTTATCAAGAAGTACGGTCGCAGCATCAATAGCATTTTGGCCGAAAAAGAGCCTTCCGCGAAGATGATGCAAGTGTTCGACGACACAGCGTCAGAGGTGGTTACCCTCTCACAAGAGGCGGAGGATTTTGGCGTCACGATGGGTTTGCCTTACGAAACCCTTGCGGCGGAAAATCCCAAAAGCATGCCCCAGTTCGTTCAGCTCGAAGAAGTTTTGGTCTCTTTGCTGCCTTGGTCAGAATCTGTGAGCGGCGAGCACAACGAAATCGACCCGGCTGTGCACATCAGGGAGTTGATCAATCAGCGCAGAGCTGACATGAACAACAGTCGCTCGACCAGCGGGAGCGGATTGTCTTCATCACTGCTGACCAGCTACGAGAACACGCTCGAGCAGTTGAGGCGCAACAGGACCGTTAGGCTAAACAACAAAAAGTATTCTCTGATCGTTCGCCCGCGCACTCTGTCTTACCTGAGAGACATGAGGCAGAAGGGCAGTGTTTTTGTCGTTACTTCTCTCCCTGAAAGCGACGCCAAAGAGATTTTACGGATGGCGCAGCTGTCGGAAGAGATTGCAGGCGTTGTAACGCAAGAAAACGTATCTTCTGTAAATCAGCCCCGCATCGCTGTTGTGGCATCAAACACGGTGCCGGCGGTATCGCGCATCTTGGGGCAGTTGAGGGAAAATGCGAAGTCGTTCTCGACTACGATCGTGTCGAGGCACAGCGTCACCAACAACCATCCGATAGCGAGCTCACACGTAGCTCAAATGCGGTGACCGATGGGCTTCGGATTTGACGACGACGACGAGGAGGACATCAGCAGCGAAGTAGAAAAAGAAGCGGCAGAAGCAATCGAAGCGGCTGCGGAAGAAGAATACGCAGAAAATGTGGCAGGAAGAAGCAGCTCGCTTGCGCTGTGGCTTGCGAAAGAGGGACTGAAAAGAGACGTCAGCAAAGCTCGATCGGTCTACCGGAAGCTCGGCAAAGAGCTTGATTCACCTGGAGTAGATCGAACGAGAAGAAAAGCTCTTCGTGAAGCTCGGAGGCTGATCGAACAAGCACACGGGATCAACGTAGTACGCCCTCAAGGTAGACCCCACGATTCCGTCTCCGTTCGAGTCAAGTTCCCGAACAAAGCAAAGACCTCAGAGAACTACCCCATCGCGGCTGTGTCTTTCGAGAAAACGCTCGTTCCGGCCGGCAAAGGCAGAATGCTGCCCAGGTTCATCGAGCCGCAAGTGGGCTACGGGCCGCAAGCGGAGATGGAAGCGAACCAGCGGCTCGCAGCACATCTCATCCAAGAAGGCTACAAGCTCGAAGAAGGCTTGAAGAAGATAGCCGCCAGAAAGCAGCAAACGGCTGATTCCGAGAAGAAGAGAAGGGGCCTAAACAAAAAGCTCGAAGAGAACAAGAGGCAGAAGCAAGAGCTTGTTGCCCGTCACCGGGCACTGCTTACTTCACTCGAAAACATGTTTGGCATAGAGAGTGAGCAAGAAAGCGTACCCAAGTCGTCTGGCGGACCGAAAGAAGACGCGCCTCAGCCTCAAATTGAGACCAAGTTCAAAGTCGGAGAGAGGGTGAAGCGGCAAGGCAGCCCTCGCGCAGGAGAAGTGGTCAGAGTGATACTGCCTCCCCGAGAAGGCGCACCCAAGTACGAAATAAAGTTTCAGTCCGAGGCCAAGGACAGATTCTTCGTAGTGGATGAAAGTCAAGTAGAAAAGGCATAAGACTGAGTTGACGTTGAGCGCGCTGCGCTGTTATCGAGTGCCAGTTGTCAATGGAGCGCTCGAATGAACCTCTGGGATGTACTTGCCCCTACTGTAAGACTGAACTTCTCGACCAATCTCAGCACAACGCCCGACTTCATTGCAGCCTTGCTCAAGGTTCCGGGCGTCAAAGATAAGCGGCATTACTGGCTCGTTCCGATGAATGCTGTTGAGGCTGTTGAACAGATTTGCGCAGATCACGACATTGAAATCAGGTCAGCTTCCTGGGAGAAGGCGCCGGGCAAGCGGCCCACGCCCAAAGATGAGATTTTTGCGGAGCTGAAGAAGGCAGGAGAAGTCAAGGACTTTGTTATCGAGGACTTCTTGACCGCCTACCAGTGGGAGGCGCTGTCGTTCGGATGGGGCTTGTCGGGAGTTCACTTCTGGCACTCAACGGGAGCTGGGAAGACCTTGACTGGCATCGTGTGCGGTCTATCTCAGCCTGGAACGATGCTCATCTTGACCCGAGCAGCCAGCCGCATTCAGTACGCCCGTGAAGTCGAGCGCTTCACCAACCTCAGGGCCTATGTCGTTCGTCCTTCCTCCCAGTTGAGGAAGAACTCGAAGAAGCTCGAAGACTATCTCGAGGAGTGCAAAAGAGAACAGCGAAGGGCTGTGATCGTGTGCGGTTGGGAGAACCTCGTCATCAACGAAAAAGTCCTTATCGAGGCAGGCATCGGTCCGATGATCTGCGACGAGGCTCACCGTGCGAAGAATTCGAAGCGCTTTGACGTTATCTCCTTGCCCGACTTGAGTGAGAACGAGGCTGAGCGCAACAAGCAGATCAAGCAGGACCAAGACCTCGCGAAGCAGAAGGACGGCTTCATCAAGGACACGGAAGACGGCAGGAAGATGTTCGTACCTCACGTCTCCTTGGCGACATCTGCTGCCAACGTGGCTCGGTACGCCAAAAAACGCATCGCTACGACAGCTACTCCCATCAAGGACCGTGTTCGCGATCTTTACGCTCAGCTCGATCTCGTCGAGCCAAACGCCTGGGGCAGCACAACGGCGTGGCAAGATCGCTACTGCGACAGAAAGCCCGGTATCTACGGCGGCTTTGACACGACGGGCCAGAGCAACATCGAAGAGCTCAACGCACGCATCGCTCATGTGGCGCATGTGCTCGACTACCGTCAGACCCACAGAGGCTTGCCGCCGAAGAGAAGGCAGTCTGTCTACATCCCGCCAGAAGAGCAGTGCAAGCCCTCTGCTGGATTCGCGGCTCAGCTCAAGGAAGCAGCCAAGCGAGGGCCTGGCGCCATCCTGGAAGCACAGTTGGCGCGCTCTGCGAGCATGAAGAGGAAGTCCGTACTGTCGTTGATCGAGAGCCACGTCGAGTCTGGGCAGAAAGTAGTTGTTTTTACGGGGCGTAAGGCGGACTGCGATAAGCTCGGAGACGAGGTGCGGGCAAACCAGGCCGTGAAGCACCACAACGCGCAGGTCTGGTCGGCTCACGGAGAGACTTCTACCAAGGCGCGCCAGGATATCATCGACGACTACATGGCTCATCCAGGCCCGTGCGTTCTGGTCGGCACGGGCGCGGCATTCGGTGAATCTCTCAACATCCACGACACCGACGCCGCTCTCTTTGTGATGCTTCCCTACGATCCCGGCCAGCTTCGGCAGTGGGAAGGGCGCTTCTGCCGTCTGGGTCAGAAGAGGTCCGTAATCATCTACTACATCATTGCAGAAGGTACTGTGGATGAGCACGTAGCCAACATCTTGATCGACAAGCTTCCTGCTGTCGAAAAGATTGTGGGCGACGTCGAACTCGCAGAGGCAGGTCCCGTCTTGGCGGGAATTGATCAAATTGACCCCGAGACGTTCGCGCAGTCAGTGTTAGACTGCCTCGACTTCGGGTGATCAATGAAGCAGCTTCTGATTGTAGTGGACACTGAGACAACGGGGATTCCCCGGAACGGTTTGAAGTCAGCAGAGAGAGCGGTTGTTGTAGCGGCCGAAGCAGTAGAAGTAGATCTTTCTCCCTCAGCTTTAGCTGAAGGGAAGTTCTTTACTGTGCTAGGCCCTCCGCTCGAACTGATGATCAGGCCAGTCGTTTGGTCTCCTCAGTCTGAAAAAGCTTTTTCAGTCAACGGGCTAAAAAAAGAAGAAGTAGAAGAAAAAGGGTTGTCGGCTTCAGCAGCTTGGGCTAAGACTGAAAAGTGGTTGGAGGAGCTGGCCGGAAAAACTTCAGCCTCTGCCGAAGAAGTTTACTGGTTAGCCTACAACAGCAGCTTTGACCAGACCATTTTGACCATCTTGATGAACGATGCCGGCCTCGACTTGAAAGAGGCTATTCGGTGGCCCGACTGGAAGTGCGGCAAGATCAAAGCATTAAACGGCTGTCTGTTGGGCGCTGCTCGCCAAGGCTTCCCCAGACTGAGCAGATATCGGCTGGCGGACGTCTGGGGCCATCTCGGTTTGACGCAGCCCAGAGGAGCAGCCCACAACGCCCTCAACGATGTTCGAATGACCATTGACATCGCTCGACAGTTGATTCTGAACGAAATTTAGAGTGAAGCCCAAAAAAGTTCGACCCAGTAGCTTGACGGTTTTCGGTCTTCGTGTGAAGAAGAATCACCACTCAGGAGAAGCAAGTGGCCAACCAGCGCTCTGTTACCTACCTCGATCCCAAGAACATCCACATTGTCGGCCTGGACGACACTCAGGGCGAGGACGCCCTGCTGTACGACGAGCGGATTTCGCTCGATGTTGACGAGAATCTCGTCAAGAACATCAAGATGTACGGCATCCAGTCTCCGGTCATTTGCCGGAACGACGACGGCAATTTTGTCGTTGTCGACGGTCGGCAGCGTGTGCGTGCTGCCCGCCAGGCGAACGAAGAGCTTTCCGCTGCTGGTGAGGTCACGCTCAAGGTGCCCGTCATCACCGTCATGGCTGAGGACCGCGTGGTCTCGGGCATCATGGTCTCCACCAACGAGATCCGGCGCGCCGACGCTATTCTGACCAAGGCCCGGAAGGCCGCCCGCCTGTTCAACCAGGGTCTGAGCCACGACGAGGTCAGCATCTCGTTCGGCTGCAGCGTTCAGACGGTGCGCAACTACCTGCGCCTTGTCCAGGCCGATCCCAGCGTTCATACTGCCATCGAGGAGGGCAAGATCTCGGCCTCTGTGGGTCTGGAGCTGGCTCTGCTGGGCCGCGACGAGCAGCTCGCTGAGCTGGCAAAGCTGCTCAAGCGCCTCGAGCGTCCGACCGCTTCCGCTCCTTCGGTCGATTCCGGCCGCAAGAAGAAGGAGCAGCAGGGCGTGAAGCGGGCCTGGGTGAAGAAGGCGCTTGACTCAGACAGCGCTTCGATGCTCAAGCCGGCCCAGCGCGCAGTTCTGGAGTGGTTCGCCACCGGTGACGCTCCCGACGACAGCTGGATGGTGCGCTTCCTCACCGCGGTCGAGGAGGAGGCTGTGGCAAAGGCCGAGGAGCGCGAGCGCAAGAAGGCCGAGGCGAAGAATGCCGAGGGCAAGAAGTCTCGCAAGAGCAAGAAGGCCGAGAGCGATGACGCTCAGGGCGAGACGACCGACGAGGTCGCGCCCGACGCTGATTCCCTCGATGCGGTTGAGCCCGACCATGACGACTCCGATGCCGACGCCGATGATGGCGACGACGATGATACTGACTTCGAGGGCGAGAATGCTGACGAAGAGCAGGAAGACGATTCCGAGGTCGATGTCGTCGACAACGACGGCGATTCCGAGTGACCTTTAAGCCGGGCCAGGACGTGAGTGACGTCACGTCCTGGCCGCTGGCTGTCTGCGAGAGCTGTGGAAAGTGTTATCCGCGGCCGGAAGCATGGGCCAGAACATGTTTGATCTGCTTTAAGAATAAGAAAGGCTTCGAGCTCGTGAAGGGAGACCTGAACTTCCTTTGGGCACAGACTGAACTTGAACGGATACAAAAGGCTTTGGCCGAAGCCAACCAAGCCTTGGCGCAGAGAAAAGCTGCTCCTTCTTCTGATGTCGATATTGACCCCGAAACATTGAAGAATCTGATTAAGCTCTGTCACCCAGACAAGCACGACAACAGCGAGACCGCCACGAGGGCGACACAGTTCTTGCTGGAGATCAGGGATAAGCAAAGAAAGCGTCCCTGACCTGTCTCAAAACCAAGAGGGTAAGATGGATTTCGATGCGCTCGATGAAGATCAGGTCAACGTTGTTCGGTGGAGTCCTTCAGTAGATTCTAACCTGCGCGTTGTCGCCGCTGCGGGCAGCGGGAAAACGACAACGGTTGTCGCACTGATCGCGAAGCTGTTGATTGTCGATGAGATCGCGGCCTCAGACATCTGCGTCATCACCTTCGCCAACAAGGCGGCGGGCGAGCTCAAGCAGAGGCTCGAGGTTGCTGTCGGCGCAGCGGCCACGCGACAGCTCACTGTCGGCACCTTCCACGCCGTCGGGCTCAATCAACTGCGGTACAACAACCCTTCTTCGTGGCCCATGCACAAGTGCATGGACCTGGGCCCTGGGCAAAGGGAGAAGAACATCCCCTCGACCTCCATGATGTGGCGCAACGCTGTCGTTTTCGGGAACATGCCCGGCACAGGAGAGGAATCGCTGAAGTGCGCCGACAAGCACGACGCTCACTTGAAGCACGTCGGGCTGCAGCGCGCGGCAGGTGTTCGAGTCCATGAAGCAAAACACGTCAGAGAAGCCCCGCAGTTCAAGCTTGCCTGGGCGATGGTCGAGCGCGCGAAGCAGAAGCTCGGCGCTTGGGAGTTCGATGACGTCTTGCTGGCTTGGCACACCAAGCTGGAGCAGGAAGGAGGGTCAAACTTCCGCGTTGTCATTGTCGACGAGGCGCAGGACAACAACAAGATCCAGGCCGACATCACAAAGCTTTTGGCCGCAAGGCAAGGCAAAATCGTGTTGATCGGTGATCTTCGCCAGTGCGTGCACGAATGGCGTGGAGCTTACCCTCACATCTTCCAGAACGCAGAGATTGAGCTGCAGGCGCAGACAAGAGAGCTGAGGTTCAACTATCGTTCTACCCCCGATGTGGTTGAGCTGTGCAACACCTATTCTGCGGGGAAGAAGTGGGACATCGGCTCTCATGTTCAGGCTACCAAGCCCGCCGACAGCTTTAGCGGTGTTCGGGTCAGCGCCCACGACAGTTCCTTTGACGCGGGCCTGCGCATCGCAGAGAGTGTGCTGACGGACAAGGAGAACGGAATCGAGCGGTCTCGAGTAGTCCTGTGCCGCACCAACGGCCAGATCGCTACGATCGAAGCCGCCTTCGTGAGCATCGGTGTGCCGGTCATGGTGGCCGGGCAAAGCTCGCTGTTCAAGTCGTGGGAAGCTCGGGTGATGGTGAATTACCTCAAAGCGATGAACGAGAACTCGCTCGAAGCACTCAGCGAAGTGCTCAACACGCCTAAGCGGTTCGTCAGCACTCAGTTCGCGCAGTTGCTGAAGCACACGCCCCGCAACGTCAAAGAACCGATCTACCTCACCCTTCGCCGAGTGATGCGCAGCGGGAATCTCAAGAAGGGTACCGAAAACAACTTGATGGAGTTGAGCTACTTCTTGGAGGCAGGCTGTGCCCTTGCCTACAAGCATCAGGCGCGCCATGTATTCCAGCTCCTGATGAAGAACACAGAGGACGAAGGCGAGGTCCACGAGACCGACACTCTTGGCGTGCTCGCCGCAGTCATGATCGCGGCGGAGAGGTGCGACAGCTACGCGGACTTCACTGCGTTTATCAACCGCGCTGTGTCCTCGAACACAGAAGGTGTCGTCCTTCTCAGCACGATCCACAAAGCGAAGGGTCTTGAATGGGACGAGGTTCACGTCGATGTGACCGATGGGCTCATCCCGCACAAGCGTAGTGTGGGTCTCGAGATTCACGAAGAGGAGAGGCTGCTTTATGTAGCTCTTTCGCGGGCTAAGATGAACCTTCATTTGTTCTACGCGAACACCAATAACGAGGGTGCCAGAGCGGGAATGACGCGGCTTCTGAAGCGGGAGTGGTTCAAGCCTGAAGCTCTGCCTGAACTGCCCGAAGACAACGAGCCAGCTCTGCCGACCATCGCGGGGTTCCGCATCGCATCTCGGAGACCGTAGTGGGCACGGAATACCGTACTGTTCGCTCGCTGTACCTCGTGCCTACTCCTTACGCAGAAGACAGTAGGCTTATCGTGGATGGGCCGTTTGGAGCGAAGCCTCCGACAGTGGTACAGATGAGGCGGGGCGAAGAGCGAGCACTTGTTTTGGTTCACGAGGGGAAAGTTGTACCAGAAGGGGCTTTGCGCGCATGCCAGGTCTGCAACGATCACCCGGGAACAAAAAGAACTTGGATCAGCTTCGGTCTTTCTGTCCCCGGAGCAACTGAATTGGCACGAGAACTTGTTCGCCTGAAAGTCTGCGAGCCAGTTATTCTGTACGAACAAGTGCGGAAGGAAAAGAAAGAGAAGAAGGAAGCTTGACGTCCCAGGCAGGCAGCTTACGGGGCTTTGCCAAATGACTGCCTGGGAGTCAAAGTGCATAAACCTGAGCCTCTTATCATCTTTACGGGTTCTTCGTCTCGAGGGTGGCACCGTCTCCAGCAGGGGGCTGAGTGCTTGCAGAAATATGCCTGGTCGTACGGAACAGGCACAGAAGATGGCGTGAAGGAGAAAGAGGGGCCAGGCAGTCCTGCCTTGGCGAAGGGCAGCCTGATGCACTTGGCACTGGCTCAGCACTACGCTCGAATGATGGAAGAGCAAAACGGCAGAGATCCTGAACTTTACGAGCATCCGAAAGAGGCAGTTCCCTTCATCGCCAAAGTGATCGGAGGCGAAGAGTTCGTTCCTCTTGTTCTTGAGGTGTTCGAAGCCTACTGCGATCACTATCCTCTCGACGAGAAGAACCTCAAAATTTTCGGTGTCGAGAAGCTCTACGAGCACACGATCCGAGGAAAGTATCTTTTCACGGGACGGATTGACTTGTTGTGGCATGACGCGGGAGGCCGCCTGTGGGCCGCAGACCACAAGTGCCTGCCCGCTTCGACGCGGGTTTTGACGCCAAGGGGCGTCATGACCGTAGGCGCGCTCTTTGAAGCAAAAAGACCTTGGACTTGTCTCGCTTACGACGAGGACAAAAAGTCATTTTCGTGGTCGGAGGCTCGTGCCCCTGAGAGAGCGGGGATGATGAACGTCAACCGACTGTATTTCATTGACGGAAGCAGCGAAGAGTACGGCTACAACCATCCCATCTTGACGAAGTCGGGCTGGAAGAAGGCTTGTTTCATCCAGACGGATGAGCTTGTTGCTCGAGGACTTCCTGCGAACGGAGAGCTGCCGAAGGTGTTGGAGTGGGTAAGAGTAACGGGCAATCTGACGATGCCGGCTGTGTGGTGCTACGACATCGAGGTGCCTAAGTTCCACACCTTCGTTACTGGAAACGGCATCGTGACCCACAACACGACAAGCCGGCTCACTCCTTCGCACAAGCAGTACTATTCTGCTTCAGGTCAGTTGATTGGCTACCAATACTTGGCCCGACAGCATCACCCCGAGACTGTCGGCCTGAAGCTCAACTTGATTGAAGTCAGCAAGACGCCCAAGTTCGAGCGAATCAGCCTGCCTTCCGCGCCTCACTTCGAGGCTCAATTCGAGCAGACTGTCGAAGACATCGAGGAATCGATCATTCGCATGCAGGAGAGCAGCAGACCGATTCACTTGTGGCCCAAAGCGATGAACGAGCTTACGTGCTTCCACCGCTACGGGGCCTGCGAGTTCCTGGATCGTTGTCGTTGGGGTCACACCAGCAAGGGTGACCCCAAGTGGACGTGGAAAGACTAACAGCCAAGGGCCAAAGAGAGGTAGGTTTGATGCATGCGATCGAAGCACTGCAGAAGATGGACGATCGCAGCTTGCGCGTCTTGCTTCTCGCAGTCATCCAGAACCAAGAAGAGCAAGTCGCGGTTGTCGCCACTCGGCTGAAAGTCGAGCCTCAGGTGATGAACTACTTGACCATCGCAGAAGCAGCAAGCCGGTGGCTGAAGTCCCTCCCAAATTGACAGTTGACACTGGGCAGGGCCGAGATTAGGATTCTGGAGCGGGGCAAGAATGGCAAACGACAGAGAAGGTGTTGTTGCGTGTGTTTACGGCCCTTCGGGGATTGGAAAAACAGTTGATACTGGCTACTCTTTCCCGAGAGCTCTCTTCATTGCTGCTCCGGGCGCTTTGACCTCGATCAAGACGACTTGTGGTTATCAGCCCGCTGTTGCTGAGGCCACGACGATCGAAGAGGCTACAAAGCTGCTCGGTCAAGCAAAGAAAAGCTATTCGGCTATCGTCTTTGACGACTTCAGCTTTATTGCTGAGCAGACTATTTCTGCTCTAGAGAAGAAGAAAACTGGCTTTGCCCTTTGGGGTGCGATCCGTGATCAGGTGCTTCACTTCCGCAACGAGGCCCGCTACGCCGGCATCGATGTGGTGATGAGCTGCTGGGAGCAGCCCCCGAAGGTCAATCCGAACGGAGCCAAGATCAAGGGCGGCCCCATGCTTCCCGGCAAGCTTCCGGAGCAGGTGCCGGCCATGTGTGACATCGTCCTTCGCGCAGGCTACGAGCCCAAGCGTCAGCCTTGGCACGGCGTGTACCGGTGCAGCGGGGATCCTTCCTTCACCATGAAGGATCGATTCAACATTGCCCAGAAGTCTGACCCGGCTCCGATGAACCTGGCAGAGATTCTTCGGGCGGCGGGCTTGCACATTCCTCGGCTGCCCGATATGGAAAAGAACGAAGAGATTGTGCAGGTGTTCAGCGATAAGCTCATCACTTTGGAGGGAGCAGACCTCGAAAACTTCGCCAATGATACCTATTCGATGCTCCTCTCGGAGAGTATGCCAGAAGAGGAAGCCATTTGGATTTTGCGTGATGCCTTGGACCGTTCCATTATCAGAAAAGCTTTGACTAAGCGCAGACTGAAGTTCTTCCAGACCGCAGAAAACGTCCTCTAACCCACCAGGAGAGTAACATGTCGACCGATATCGCTACCCAGAACGATGGTGATCGCAGCTGGTCCTTCCAGGTCAACCTCAGCGGTGTCGCTGCTGCCAACTCCGTCCTTGCGATGGAAGAGGGCTACTACAAGGTGACCGTCACCGATGCCTACGTTAAGCCCGAGAAGCCCGGCCGTGTCGTCATCAAGGTCAAGGTGCTCGATGGCCAGAGCAAGGGCGCTGTCCGCACCACTGGCATCAACCTGCCCAACGGTGAGGCGAAGGACTACGCCCGCAACCTGTGGCGTGGTCTGCTCGAGAGTGTCGGTCACGCCCCCAACGTGCTCGACAACGGCGAGCTGCAGCTCAGCTCCAACGCCATCGTGAACCGCAACGCGTTCATCTACTACGTGCCGTCGCCCGGCGAGGGTAGCTACGACCGCGTTGACTTCCTGCCGCCCGCCATCTGGAAGGAGCGCTCCGAGAACTTCGTCCCTGGCGAGAGCCACGCCCCTGCTGCTCCTGCTGCAAGCCGCGCTGAGGCCGCCGCTCCGGCGATCACCCCGGCCAGCACTCCGGCTGCCGTTGCCGGTACCGCTACCCGCAGCAGCATCCTGTCGAAGCTCGGCGCTGCTCCGAACTGAGCGCCCCCACCGAGAACGCCGTCGGGTCGCAATGACAAACAGGCGTGACAGCCGGGAGAGACCGGCATTTTCTCGTGGAGCGAACATGCTGCTTGGACCAGACGGAAAGCCGATCAACACTGTTAACCCCTTCAAGAAGCACACTTTTGGGGATTTCCCTGTCCTCAATGCAGAGACAGTGCGAGGCATGAAGCAGTGGGCGGAGGATCTTATCGAGCAGGCCAATAACGGTATTCTGCCTCTCTACTCGAACGTTCCCGCCATTGCGATTTCGCCAGAAGCTTTGATTGCGCTGATTAAGACTGCTTATGTCGCTACTCTTCCTGCAGAACAAGACGACGAAGTGACTGAATCAAAGGAGTAGAGCATGACCATAGAGAAGCGCACAAGCTACAACCCGCGTGCTTGTGGCGCCCTCTGTGATGAGTGCCCCCTCAACGGTCAGACTGTCGTCCCTCCTGAAAGTCACGCAAACGCCCGTGTTGCTCTGATTGGCGAAGCCCCTGGCGAGCCTGAAGAGAAGCACGGGCGTCCTTTCGTTGGGCCGAACGGCACCGAACTGGACCGCGCCGTCAGGGCTTCAGGGCACCACAGAGGCAAGTTCCACCTCACTTACACGATCCTGTGCCGGCCGCCGGACAACGATCTCGCCCAGATGACGCGAGGGCTGTCCAAGCAAGCGAAGCTGAGCGGCCAAGTGATGAAGACGCCGCAAGAGTGTTGTTCGCCTCGCTTGAACGCTGAGATTGCCCACATTCGAGATCTCATCCCGCTCGGGAAAACAGCCATGCAGGCTGTAACAGGCTCATCCCAGAGCATTCTTGCTGTTCGGGGAGCGCTCGTAGAACTCGAGAGCACCATTCGTACGCTTCCGCGGCGAGTGCTTCCGACCGTTTCCCCTGGTCTGGTGCAGAAGCAGCAGCGATGGGCTCATGTGTTTCGGTCGGACATCAGCAAGGCGATGAGGGCATTCAACGGTTTGTCTGGCTGGGTGGAGCCCGATATCGTTTATCACCCTTCCGCTGCCGAGTTTCGCCAGTTCATCGACACAGACAATCTGTGGACCTACGACATCGAGACTGACGGTATTGAGCCGCTCGACGCAAACATCCGCTGTATCGCCATCGGCAACGAAACAAAGGTGATGGTGATCGGGCTGCGCTCGAACAAGCAGCCCAAAGAAATCCCAGGACTGTTTATCGACTTCTACAACGAAGAAGAAGCTTCCGCGATGCTGCGAGAGCTTCGCTACTTCTTCGAGAACGAGAACATCCACAAGATCGGCCACAACTCAGGTTCTTACGACCGAACAGTCATCCGCAGGCGGCTGGGCTTTGATGTCAAGCCGAACATCGACACCATCATGATCCACAGGAACGTGGATCCTGAGATGCCGCACAGCCTCGCCTACGTCGCCAGTCTTTATACAGATGCACCTGCCTGGAAATGCTATGACGGCGAGACTGTAATCTTGACAGACAGAGGCTTTGTTCGATTCCCTGATCTGGAGGAATCAGACCTGGTAGCTCAATGGGATGACGGTGTTATTTCTTTTGTCGCCCCTTCGGCTTACGTCAATCAGCCGTACAAGGGGGAAATGCGATCGTTCAAGAGTCAAGCTGTCGACTTACTTGTTACACCGAACCACAAAATGTTGTATCGCATCGACGACAAGTCGAAATGGCTGGTGGCAAGCCCAGCAGAAGTTCCTGATGGCGCAGAATGGGTAACGGGCACAGAAAATAAAGATGGAATTACGCTCAAAATTGTCCGCGTAGGGCATCTCGAAAGAAATGAAGTAGATTTCGATGGGCGCGTTTACTGTGTCACGGTGCCTTCTGGCTTTGTAGTTGTTCGGCGCAACGGGAAAGTCGTTGTTTCGGGCAATTCGGACCGCGAAGGTAACAAAATCGCGCACGGCGGCGAGAATGACCATCAGCTACACGAATACGCAGCACGCGATGTCGCGGTAACTGCGAGAGTTTTACCTCCTCTCCTCGATGCGCTTGATGCACGGGACCAGCTTGAGGTGTACAAACTGGACATGCAGATTCAAGAGATCTGTATGGTCATGCACACCACAGGAATGTTCGTCGACCAGGCGATACGGCACAAAAAAGAAGTTGAGCTTCTGACCTTGAGGCACAACCTTCTTCACCAAATTCGGGACACGACTGGGCTGAAGCTCTTCAATCCGGCTTCTGTGAACCACTTGAGAGATCTGCTGTTCGACCGATGGAAGTTGTCGACTGAGTTCATTGACGAGGAGGACAGATACACCGAATCTGGCGACCTTTCTACCGGAGACTATATCCTCCGCGGGCTTCTCACGGACGGTCAGATCGAGGAGGACCACAGAGCTGTCATCAAGCTCATCCGAAGGTACAGGAAGTGCCAAAAAGTTCTTGGCACCTATGTGGTCAAGCTTAGGCCCAGCAACATGGGTGCAGACCTCGGCTGGGATGAAGACGAAGACTGGGTCGACAAGGAAACGCGAAAGCAGTACGGCGAGGAAAAGAGAGGTATCGTCAACCCTGCGACGGGAAGAATGTACCCCGGCTACTCGGCGCACATTGCGGCTACTGGCCGTCTGTCAAGCTCAAAGCCGATTAACTGCTTTGACGCCGAGACTGAAATTCTGACAGAAATCGGTTGGGTGCGTTTTGACGTTCTCCTTGAATCGCATCAAGGCAAACTCAAGGTCGCCCAATGGCACGAAGACGGAAAAATAGACTTTTCACTTCCTACTGCATACCACTGCGGACGCCACACGGGGTACATGATCTACATCGAAGATGAGAAAGTGGATCTACTGATGACGCCAAATCATCGTATTCCTTTCCGATTTTCTGGTGCGGACTTTCCTTTACTGCACAACGAAGTCCTGACCCTCACGGCAAGTGAAATACACCAGCTGCACCGTCTCGTAAACCGCAATAAAAAAAGCTTTCCTTTGCGCTTCATTCACCCGGAAGAAGACATTCGAATCACAGAGGACTGGTCATGCAAGGAAGTTGATTATGACGGAATGGTCTACTGCGTCACAGTTCCGAGTGATGCCATTGTTGTTCGTCGAAAAGGAAAGGTAACCGTAACGAGACAGAGTCAGAACTTCCCAAAAGCCATGCGCTCCATGATCGTGGCTCAACCGGGCAATGTCCTGGTCGGCGCTGACATGGACCAGCTTGAGCTCCGGGTGGCTGCAGCCCGCTGGGGCGTCGAGCTATACTTGCGCGCCTTCCGAGAAGGCAAGGATCCTCACGGCATGACGGCTTACGCAGTTTTCGGTAACGACTTCTGCCGGGCGGCTGGTGTCGATCCTTCTTGCTACGCCGGGAATGGCATGCTTGTCGGCAAAGCCTACGACGAGAAGGGCAAGTTCATCGGGAAGGGCGAAGCGAAAACGTTTCGCG